GTTCCTCACTGCTCTAGCCGTCGCTCGCTCGGTGCCATCGTCCACCCATCCGACCCGACACGACAGGGGAACCACATCAGCGCAGACCCCCACCCTCAACAGGAAAGCACCCCCGCCCAATTGGTAGGGAATAGAACTACGATTCCATTCCCATCACCACGCCCGCCCCGTGTGGCGGGAGGGGTAGGGGGGGTGGGGCCGCCGCTGTTTATATATATTGCACCGTAGCCAATGTGTGAACTTTTTAGAACCAGGCGTCCTGAGTGGGGGCAGCCAGTTTCTGCTGTGAGTCAGTGTTTGGGCAAAAAGAATGCAACCCATCGGAAGGATGGATTGCATATTTAGGTGTACTGGTAAGACTGTCTGTTGTGTCTGGTGGAACCTTCGCTGTTTGCTTCGGTTCCTGTGTCTGGTGAATCTGTTCACTGTGACCGCTCGTTGCACTCGCGGTGTAAAAGTGCCTTTACTAGCCGTGTCGCTTAGTCCCGCCTAAGGGGGATGTCCTGATGCGGGACAGTTGCGGGTTGTTTGTATGAGTGCAAACGAAGCGGTTTCTTGGAAGGGCAGTAACGGCGGCGGTAAAGGTTGGAACTGGGATAACCAGAGCAACTCTTGGATGATGCCTGATCTCCAGTCACAGTTTTTGGATTGGTTGTTGACTGATCCGAAAGATCCTGCGACTCGGGTTGCGTGGGCGCAGGAGAATGGGGTTCATCCTGATTCTCCGAAACGGTGGAAGCGGGATAAACGGTTTCAGGAGGAGTGGGATCGTCGGGCCCGTGAGAAAAACATCAGTGTTGACCGTGTCCAAAGTGTCGTAGACAGTCTGCACAAGGCGGCGGTTAACGGCGACGTTAAGGCAGCGAATTTGTATTTGCAGTACATCGACCGTTTTACGCCGAAGCGGATTGTTCGCAATGAGGATGCGGAAACCAAGTCGTTGTCGGATGAGGATTTGTTGGCTGAACTTCAGTCGCTCACTAAGGATTGGGTTTGAGTGAACAGTCGTGGTGGCTAGTACTGCTGGCTTTTGAGGCTATTGGCCTGTGGGGTCAGTGGGTTGTGGGAACGAACCGATGGTGGGGGTGGGGTGTGGTGATGCTGCACTCTGTCCCTTGGTTTGTTTTCTCCCTGGTTTACGGAAACTGGGGGGCGGCTTTGATGCCGCCTTTGTGGTGGTCGGTAAACGGATGGAATCTCAGGAAGTGGCGTCGTAATGACAACTCGTGAACGTCTGGTGGAGTTGAAACGGGAGTTGGAGTGGCGTAAATGCGTCAAAGACGAAGCCTATTTTCTGGAGAACTATTGGTATATCCAGAATCCTCGTGACGGTCGTGTCCTGTTTAGTTTGCGCCAGGCACAGCGGGAGGCGTTGGTTGAGTGGTCGAAGGAACGGTATTCGCTGACCCTGAAGGCCCGTCAGATTGGCTGGACAACCCTTGTGGCTGGACATCAGTTCTGGTTGGCGTATTTCACTGCCGATCAAAACATCATTGATATTTCCCGTACCGAACGGGAAGCAGTGCTACTGCTGAAGAAAACGAAATACGGCTTCAGGAATATGCCGAAGTGGATGCTGGAGCGTGGCCCTCAGTCCACGGTGGAGCATCAGCAGAAAATGGTGTTTGATAATGGTTCGCAGATCACATCAATGCCATCGGCCAGTGATCCTGCCCGTGGCGAGTCTGCCACGTTGATTGTTGTGGATGAGTGGGCGTTTCTTCCGAACCCTGAGGAAGCGTGGGCTTCTATCGAGCCTGTTGCCGATGTTGGTGGACGTATTATCGGGTTGTCTACTGCTAATGGCAGTGGCAACTTTTTTCATTCCATGTGGGTTGGGGCGGAAACCCGTACCAACCAGTTCTCACCAATGTTTTATCCGTGGTCCGCTAATGAAGACCGTGATGATGCTTGGTATGAGAACAAGAAACGGTCAATGACGAGTTGGCAGTTGGCGCAGGAATATCCGTCTGACCCTGAGTCTGCGTTTATCAAGTCTGGTCGAACCGTTTTTGATGTGGATGATCTGTTGCAAAAGATCATTCCCGAGGAACCGATGGTGGGTACGTTGGTTCAGAGGGGGGCGTTAAACAACTTTGATTGGCTACCGAACCATGACCGCAACGCCCTAGATCCTGTGTTGGTGTGGCAACTTCCCGATCCTCACAAGGCTTATGTGGTTGGCGCTGACGTTGCTGAAGGTTTGGACTGGGGCGACTACTCGGCTGCTCATGTGATCGAAGTTCAGTCGGGGGATGTTGTGGCCGAATGGCATGGGCATGTCCCTGCCGATTTGTTTGGTGAAGAAATATATAAACTTGCGACCTGGTACAACACTGCGTTGGTGGGGATTGAGTCAAACAATCATGGTTTAACGACCATCACATCCCTTAGGCGGGCAGGGTATAAACGTATTTTCCGTCGCCGTCGTGTGAACTCCACCAAAGGCAATACTCCTACGACTGAGTACGGCTGGCATACCAACAAGTCTACGAAACCGTTGATGATTGATGAACTTGGTCGGGCGATCCGTGAGCAAGACATTTTTTTGCGGTGTGCGGGGACGTTGGGGGAGTTGCGGACTTATGTTCGTGACGAGAAAGGGTCGATGGGAGGTTCACCTCACGATGACCGTGTGATGTCGCTGGCTATTGCAAACCAGATGCTTGGGTATGCGTTTGCTCCCGAGTACAAGGAGAAAAGCAATAACTACATGACGGTGGATTGGTGGGCTGGACTGAAACCTGAGGGGGATACTCCAGACACGGGTTGGAAGATCGGTGCCAGTTCTGTCCGTTCTCAACGCTAGGGCGGGACAGTTAAATCTTCTTACTAGGACTGTCCTACGATTTTGGAGTTTTAAATGGCTAAGGGTTCTTACAACAGTGTCGGCGCGGGTGAAACCCCGAAACTCGGTATGTGCAAGTCAATCGAGATGGAGTCACGTCCTGGTGGCGCACAGGACTTCAAGTCTGTGAAGGTGACCTCTGATCTTCCCAAGGTTGCTCGTTCGGGCGGCTACGGCAAAGACATGGGCAAAGTTCCTGCTTCAGCCCCCAAGGCTGCACGTCCAGGTGGAGCGCAAGGAATCTAGTGTCAACGCACTCCTATGGGGGGTGCATTGCTCAACCGCATCCTTGTTTCGCCTGCAAGATGAAGTATTGGCGTGAGGACGGTATCCCTGGGCTTGCGCTTCCAGACCACGATCACTGGAACGGTCCAACCCTCAGGGAACGGATCGACGCAACGCTGACTTCAGCGCGTGCCAACGGCTACGAACCAGAACGTTGTTAGTTTGATGGCAAAACTCAGTAAAGCCGAACGCCTTAAGCGTTACCGTAACCGTCTAAATCATGCGAAACGTTGGCGTGAAGAACAGGGTTACGACCAGACGTGGAATCGGATGCTGGACCTGTACAAAGGCAAGCATTTTCCCCCAGGCATGGATGACGAAGATCGCATTGCGATCAATATTGCGTTTTCTACTATCAACGTAATCTTTCCTTCAATTACGGTGAATCATCCTGGCATTGAAGTTATGGCTAATCGAGTTGAGGACGAGGATCGTGCGATTATTTCGCAGGCCGTCATCAACTATTGGTGGCGTCACTATGATTTTCGTGCGCCGTTCCGCCGAGCCGCCAAGGACTTCCTTACGGTCGGTCATGGTTGGATCAAAGTTGGTTACAAGTTTGAGGAAAAGTCTGCTGAACTGAGTTATGACGAAAAGTCTGCTCAGGAGCAGGAGATGATTGCTCAAGCGGACAGTTATGCAATGTTGAATCCTGATATGGCGGCGGAAACGCCGACTGATGAGGAAATCTCTGCAAACATTCCTGCCACAAAATCTGTTGTTGTTGAAGATCGTCCCACGTTGGAACGTGTCAGCCCGTTCGACATGTACGTTGACCCCGAAGCGACGTGTATGGACGATGCCCGTTGGATTGCCCAACGCATTATCCGTCCGATTGAAGATGTTCGCAGTGATCCACGGTACAACTACAAGGCACGTCGATCCACGAAGGCTGATGCTGTCATTTCTTCTGACTGGCTGAGTCCAGATCAGAAACGCAAAATGGATGGTGACATTGATCGTGTCACCGTCTGGGAATATTACGATCTAGTTCACGACTGCATGTGCGTGTTCGCTGAGGGCGCAGACGACTTTCTGATTGATCCTCGCAGTATGCCCTATGCGTTTGGGCATCCCTACGAGTTCATTGCGAACTATGACGTTCCTGATGAGTTTTACCCAATCGGTGATTTGGAGATGGTTGAGGCTCCTCAGCAGGAACTCAACAAGACTCGTTCACAGATGATGAACCATCGTAAAAAGTATGGTCGCAAATATCTGTATCGTGCGTCTGCATTGGGCCCTGAAGGTCGTCAAGGCTTGGAGTCCAACGAGGACAACATTGCTATTGAGGTAATTGACGACAATCAGCCGTTGCAGGATGTGATTATGCCTGTACCGATCACGCCGATGGCGGGGGATCTGTACCAGTACAGCCAAATCATTGAAGCCGACATGGACAAAGTTTCGGGTGTAAACGAATATGCCCGAGGTTCAACCCCTGAGGTGCGTCGTACCGCCACTGAAGCGGCGATGATTCAGGATGCTTCTAACGCCAGGTCCACGGACAAGTTGGCGTTGATTGAACTTGCGATTGGCAGTATCGCCCGCAAGGTGTTGCAACTTGCTCAGCAGTACATGACAGGCCAGCAGGCTGCACGCATTGTAGGGGCTGAAGGTCAGCAGTTCTGGTTTGAGTACACCCATGAGGACATTGAAGGCGAATTCGATTTCATTGTTGAGGGTGGTTCAACTCAGCCGAACAACGAAACGCAACGTCGCCAGCAGGCTGTAGCGATGATGAACTCACTGGCCCCGTTGGTGGGAACAGTCATTGACCCCGCCGCATTGGCTAAACATGTGTTGCAACACGGTTTTGGTGTCAAGTCTCCTGGCAAGTTCCTTATGCAACAGCAACCCCCCGCTCCTGTGCCTGGTGATCCAAACGCAATGCCACCTCAGGGCGGTGAACCGCCGATGCAAGGTAACCCTGGTGTTGGTGTTGATGCGCCACAAGCGAATCCGCAAGACATCTTGGCTGCACAGCAGGCAGGTGGAATGGACGCTGCTGGTTTAGGTGGCCCTCAGTCGCCAATGCCGATGGGCGGTGGTGGAATGCAAATGCCACCAGAGCAAATGCCTATTCCTATGGGTGGTGACCCAATGAGCGCAGGATCTATGCCGATGGGTGGAGCGCCGACTGGTTTGGAAGATGTTCCTCTTGAAGTGTTGATGCAGTTACAACAGCAGATGGCTGGTCAGCAACAGCAGCAGCCCGTCTAGGCGGGACACACATATCTAACTCTTAGGGAACAACCTGCGAGATACGCACGACTCCCTAGGAATGATGACTGATACATCTGACGCCGATTATTCGGCGGTAGGGGAATCGGACTTTGTTTCTGAAGGACTGGGAGACGCTACGAGTTTCGACTCGGAAGTAACCAGCACACCTGATGAGGCATTTGATTCGGTTCCTGACGGTTCTTTCACGGAATCGGCTGAGCCCATTGAGTCCATTTTTGAACTTGATGGAACACCGATCACCCTTGATGAAGCCCGAAACGGTTACCTACGTCAAGCGGACTATACCCGCAAGACACAGGAACTGGCCGAAATGCGGACTCGCCTAGCGGAAGCAGAAGCGATCACCGCAGCGTTACAACAAGATCCAACTGGAACACTGCAAGCACTTCAAGAAGCGTTTGGTGTGAACCAGAACCATGAGGCAGACCCGTTTGCCGACATGGACCCTGATCTTGCTCGCATCGCTGTGTTGGAGCAGAAGTTTGCCGCTCAGGAGCAGGCCGCAACCCAGGCGCAAATCGAAAACGAACTGGATTCACTGCACAGCGACTTCGGGGATTTCGATAACCAAATTTTGTTTGCTCACGCAATCAAAGGTGGTTTCCCTAATCTTCGGGCTGCTTATGCAGACATGAATTTCACTTCGCTGCAAACACAGTTGGAGTCTCTGCGGAGTCAACAGCAGCAGGAGCAGCAACGGATCGACGCTAAGCGTCAAGCCGCAAGTGTTGTTCATTCAGGTTCTAGTCGTGCTGGAACAACTGTCCCTGCACAACCTGAACAATACGGTTCCCTTCGTGACGCTTACCTGGCCGCAAAGAAAGCGTTGGGCGTTTAAGCCCATTTAACCTAGGAGATTCCCGAAATGCCTAATGTCAATTACGACACAATCCTGAGTACCACTTTGGCGAACCACATGCCAAAGTTGGTCGATAACGTGTTTTCAGCACGTCCGTTTGTTTACTTCCTGAAGCAAGCAGGACAGGTTCGTACCATCTCTGGTGGTTCGAAGATTGTTCTTCCGCTTCTTTACGGACAGAACGGTACTGCTGCGTCTTACTCAGCGTATGACACGATCACCACGACTCCGCAGACTGGTATCACCGCTGCCGAGTACAACTGGAAGCAGTATGCCGCTTCGATCACCATTTCTGGTATTGAAGAAGCACAGAACAACAGCGAAGAACAGATCATTGATCTTCTTGAAGCCAAGACGTTCCAGGCTGAAGAAACCATCACTGAAAAGTTTGACCAAATGTTCATCACTGGTGATGGCACTGGCAACAGTGGCAAGGATTGGCTTGGTCTTGCCAAGTTGGTCAAGGATTCGTCCTCAACCAACATCGGTGGCATCGATCAGACGACCGATACTTGGTGGGCCCCTGGCCACAAGAACACGACTGCTGGCGCTCTTACGCTCGCTCAGATGCGTACTGCGTACAACACCGTTTCAGTTGGCAACGACCAGCCAAACGTGATCCTTACGACCCGTACCCTCTTTGAGAAGTATGAGGATCTTCTTCAGCCACAGGAGCGTTTCATGGACTCCAAGACCGCTGATGGTGGATTCCAGAACCTTCTGTTCAAGGGTGCGCCAATCGTTTATGACAACTACGTCACGGCTGGCGACATGTTCTTCCTTAACACGAAGTACATCCGTCTTGTCGGTCACTCGGACACTTGGTTCAAGCCAACCCCGTTTGTTCGTCCCAACAACCAGGATGCTCGTTACGCACAGATCCTGTGTTACGG